TGTTCCCCTACGAATCGCCATAAGGTCGCAGATGCCAGGTGTTGAGGTGCTAATCAGCTTTGTGACAAACCACCCATGATCCTTCAATCGCTTAACTATTTTTGTCTGGAGTGCTGATTCTTTCATATTGTTCAATTGATTTGAATATTTGATATACCACTTGCGGAACTATGGCATTTCCTCCTGCTTTGATTGATTCGTTTCTCCATTTAGGAAAGGTAATAGAGTCCAATCGGTTGGAAATCCCATCATCTCCAATACAAATTGGGGAGACAGATGGGAACGAGTCCCAAGCATTTCGTTGATATGACTCCCTAAATCGTCCCCTTTCCAATTCTCCGTTTTCCAATGCATCCTCTCGTCTGATGTGCGTGGAGTTGGTAACATCCCTTGTTTGTGCAGTAATGCCATCTTTCCCGATAGCATATTCGCTGTCCCATCCGACCTCAACTGACCCTTCCAATCCCCTGCTATTGGTGTCGGCAACATCCCCATCGCCATTGCTCTCGTAAGTGTCACCGAGTGCATTGAGCCTTCCTTCACTTGTGTTGACTTCATTGTTGCTGTTGCATTGGTTGAGTCCATTGCTGTTGGTGTTGGTAGTAATCCCCTCAATGCCATCTGATCTAAAGGCATCGTGAATGGTTTGTGACCCTTGTCCACTAATCTCTCCATCCTCTGATCGTATGCCTCGAAGTTGGTTTGTTCTCTCGCTTGTGCGAGTGGAGTGGGCAACAAACCAGATTCTGTCCCTACGATGTGGGGCGTTGACGGCACAAGCTGGAAGTAGAAACGGTGTAATTTCGTAGCCTTGAGCTTCCAGGTCAGCTTGCACTTCATCGAATACCACCCCTCCATTCCAATTAGTAAGTCCGCGAACGTTTTCGCCCACAACCCAACGCGGTTGAATCTCTCGAATTGCTCTAAGCATTTCTGGCCAGAGGTGTCTGTCATCTTCTTTTCCAAGTCTTTTTCCTGCACTTGAGTATGGTTGACAAGGGAATCCTCCTGTAAGAATATCAATTCTGTTTGCATATTTAGTAAAGTTAGATTTTTTAATGTCTGTAAATTGTTCTGCATTAGGCCAGTAATGGTGTAGGACTTTTTGCCCAAATTCATTCCATTCACAATGAAATTTATTATCCCATCCCATCCATTCAGCAGCCAAGTCAAATCCTCCGATACCAGAAAATAGTGATCCGTGGGTCATTTTATCTTAGTTTTATCAGGATTGCTTCCTTTATCATTAAACTTTATGTACTCATAAGATGGGTAATACAGTTCAAACATCTCCTCTGACCCCCAAATCTTGGGATGTATCTCAAACATCCATTCCCCATCTTTTAACCGCCATCTAACATTTTTCCGTTCTAAGTTGCCTTGGATGTACTCAGTAATTGAGTTAGTCTTTTTTTGATGCATTGTGTTGTTGTTTTAAGTGTATAAAATGTGTGAGTGAGGATAAAAATAATGATAAATACGGGAATTGATACAATGAAAAAATAAATTACCATTAGGATGTAAGGGATTGTTTTCATATATTAAAGTCCTTTTTGAAGTGATAAGTGGTGTAATCTTTCTTATTCATCACCGCCTCATATATCTTGTCCTCAATCCCCCCCTTGCTAAATATCCAATGAATATTTGCTTCTTTGACCCTATCTTTTGTTTGTATTCTTGCTCTTGCTTGCCAGTATGATACCGCCGAGAAGTCAATATTTAAGAATATCAGCGCATCTGCTGACGAGATATTGACCCCTTCGCGACCAGATTGGATTTGTGATATAAATATCAAATTGGTTGACTCGTTAAAAGTTGTTGCCTCATTTGTCAAGTTTTCTGAGCCAAAAACATACCTTATTGCCATCTCCTCTGCGATGAACTTATAATATATGGCAATCTTTAACCCATTAAACTTTTCTTTAATATATTCAACCTTTGAGTAGTCAACAACCTTTGCCATCCTTTCTGGCTCATCAACGATGACTGTTCCGCTATAAATCTGATGCAGCTTTTGCATCAATTTAACCGCAGTATCCCCAAGCACAACTTGCCCTTCTTTGTTCCTTACCACCTTGTCAATTCTAAGCCTATTTGCAAGCGTATAGGTTGACTCAAGCATCTCAACATGATGGATATGCTCATTTACAAGTGACTCAAATCCTGCTTGCTCTTGTGTGAACGTGAGGAACAAATGACCGCAGCAATCCATCACCATTTTCTTGTCAGCCTGGTCATAGTTGTTAAATGACTGCCCATTTATCTTCATCTTCTTTACACTAACAAATTGCGTAGCCCATTTGTAGAAGTTCTGATAGTGGTCAAATGGAGAGTAACTGCTCACCCAAAACTGATGGTAAAGCTGTGAGAATGACTCAGGGTTGGGTGTACCACTAAGGTAGATGATAGGCTTCCCAAAGCAAATCCTCTTTAACTCTTTCGCTCTTGCTGATGGCACAGGAAACGCTGCCAAGCTATGCGCCTCGTCAATTATGATCAAGTCAAATGACTCATGCACGTTACCAAGTTGCTCATAGTTAGTAACATAAATGCCCATTTCAATATTAGTTTCACCAAATTGCCATAAAATATCACTTATTGCTTTCTTCTTGGTTACAAAGAGGACTGACTTAGCACCAAACTTGTGGGCCGTTGCCATAGCAGTCAAGGTCTTGCCGGTTCTAACTTGCATTGCGAGATAAGCAATTCTATACTTATTTAGTAGACTAACTGCCTTATCACTTATTTCCTCCTGGTAATCCCTTAATTTTAAGGTATTGCTCATTATAGTAGTTTTGTGCTATAAATATTTTCCAATCAGTTCCATCAGCAAACTCCGAAAGACCATAAATAACTCCTGCTTGGATTTGCTCACGTTCCATCTTCAAATACTTCGCAAAGTCTATGTGAGTGCCATTTTGCACAATGTCATCCATCATTTCTTTTACTGCTGATTGCATACATCATCATTTAGTGGTAAAATAACAGACCTAACATACCCCATCAATCTGAACTGCTCAACAGTTACTTTAAGGTGTTGTACTGCTTCGCCAGAGTATATCATGGCATCAATTAACTCTCCAAGAAGTTTGTGTCTTTCGTAGGTGTTAAGGTCACCCCATTTAGGCAATTGCATTTCGGACATAGTGATTGTTTTTTTAAAGTGATAGTGTATAAAGATTTGCAGCATCGGCATTTAATCCAAATCGGTTTCAACATCATGTTGCGTTTCATCTTCTTTAATAATGTTGCCATATTTTTCAAGTTGCCAGAGTTCGTAAGGTGTCATTTTATTGTTATTTCAATTGTTTTACCTCTAAGAATATCGCTTAATAGTCCATCAAGCTCCTCACGTTGTTCAGGGTTTAAAAGTGCCAACTTTTCAGTAAGCGAATCATACGAAAATGCATCAGATGCAATCTCCTTTCTCATCCCTTCTCTCACCTCATCGTCAAAGTGAGGGTAAGTTACAACATCTCTAAGTATCCAATTTAGCTTTAACGAATAATTAGCAAATATTGTCGCTCCACGAGTGCCAGGTGCTGACCGAACAAAGTCCTTTGCATATTCATCAGCTAACTTTAAATGATGGATACATGATACAACACTACTGCCCATTGATGTCTTTTTTCATACGTTGGAGATAGAGGCACGCATCCATAAGTTCTTCAAGAAGATGTTCCATCCATTGCTCAACATCCAAGTCATTTCTCTCCAAGGTTGACCCATATTTGGTTATTCCTCTCTCTGATCTTTCTCTGAACTTTGTTACTATTTCTTCTACAATTTTATCCTTCATTTTTCTGATATGTTATTTGGTAAGATGTGCGCTTTGGCTTGATATCCTCATTGATTGACTTCCATAGTGAGAATGTTGTTTGGAAGGTCTGCCAATCCTTTGCTGACTCCTCAAGTGTTCTGGTGAGTAGTTGCCAACCAATTCCTTGTATTGCTCCTCCCTTTCCTGCTGTCCTTGTCTTGGCGTTGAGCCACAATATAGCCACTCCCTCAACATTGTAGTCATATTCCTTCAGCAACTCATTATAAGCTGCCAATTGCAACCAATATGACTCGTGCATATTGTTTGATGTCTTGATGTCAACGAGGTACTCTTTGCCATTAATCTCAAGCACCCTGTCAACTGTGCCTGCAAACCCAAGCACATCAGATGAGAAGTGCATCTCCATCATTCGCATCTTTGGAGTCTGTGTATTACAAAAGTCAACATACCTCTCAAACATCGCCCACTCAAGCATTTTGTACTTAGGCTTTCCATATTGATTGACAAAGGTCACTTCTTGGTGTTGGTCATATTGCTCAGTCAGCTCATGCACAAGTGACCCTCTGCGCCCTGCCTCATCTCTGATGTTGTCAGCATCTTGACCTACATCTTTGAGCCATTTAAAAAACGCTGCATCCTTTGGGTATGCTTCTAAAATTGTGGTGACTGATGGAACGTAATTGCCGTTCTCAGTTGCATAGAACCGATTGTCCACGAACTCAATACGGCCTTTGTTGATGTCAATGTTGAAATTTTGCATTAGTGTTTATTTAAAAGTGAGGAGTCAGGACAGGATTCGAACCTGTATGATAACACGCCCTATTTATTATCGGTTGTTATCTACGTATAGCGTCTACCAATTCCGCCACCTGACTATTTGTACTTCCTCTATTCGTTGTATAGTACTAACCAACCCATAGTAGTCAGGACAGGATTCAAACCTGTATTAAACGAGAAGGACTGCTTTCGCTCGACTCTATCTTTCGATTTCACCCCCATTCGTGAGTTATTTAATTGGTAGCCAATTCCGCCACCTGACTCTGTTAGTTAAAAAGGTACTTCATCTGATTCTTCAGCCTTTGCACCAAATAGGCTTTTGGCATTGTTCTCAAGGAACTCCATTCTATCTGAGTCATCCCAAGTGTCTTTGCCTTTTACTTTGATCTTAACCAGGTCAGGCATACCATTGGGGTTCTCGCGAGTAAATGCCCACTTCAATCCACTACCATTTT